ATACATGGATTTAGGGTATGACCCTATGTCACCACCACCTAACAAAAACGTGATTTTTGACATCTGTAACTCAAAGGAACTTAAACTTAAAAACGGATGTAAAGTTGTGGCCCGTTCATCAGGTCCTGACGCATCAAGGGGTGTCGGTGGCGTTAACTGGCTTATATTCGATGAGGCCGCATTTATCGAAAACGGTAACGATGTTTACGCATCAGCACTTCCTACAGTTTCAACAGGTGGTCACATTATTATGATTTCTACCCCTAACGGTAAAGATATGCTTTACTACGAAACCTGTAGAAAAGCAAAACTAAAAGGCACTGAAGATTGGAACGCATTTGAATTGGTCGAACTTAAATGGTATCAAGACCCAAGATATAACAAATTCTTGGAATGGACCAAGAAAGACCCCGAAACAGGTGAAGTCTTAATTGAAAAAGAGCCTACATTAGACAAAGAAGGCAATATTAAATACGACCAAGAACATTGGGGCCAAATGATTAACGATGGATGGCTCCCACGTTCACCTTGGTATATCAAAATGTGTCAGCAATTCAACAACGATTCTCAAAAAATCGCTCAAGAGTTGGACGTTTCATTCTTAGGGTCAGCATCAAACGTTGTTGAACCTGAATTTATCGAAATGCAAGAGAAACTTAACGTTAGAGACCCATTATATACAGACCCGATGATTGACGAAACATGGATATGGAAAGAACCAATAGCGGGCCATAGATATGTCATGGGAATAGACAACTCAAGAGGTGACGCAGCAGATAGAACCGCAATCGAAATTCTTGATTTGGACGGAATTGACGATGACGGAACCCCATGCCTTGAACAAGTTCTTGAATATCATGGAAAAATGACAGGTGATGACGTTGGTGAACTTGCATACAGATATGGAAAAATGTATGGTGACGCTTTCTGTGTTGTTGAATGTATCGGAGGTGTCGGTGACGCAACTGTATTGATGCTTTTGAGGCTTAAATACCCAAATCTTTACTATGACGATGCAGAATTGAACAAATATACCATGCAACGTGACGCTTCATCATTGAAGCCTACAGAGGATGGAAAACTTCCAGGCTTCCACAGTAATGCTGTCCGTTTCCAAATGCTCACTGCATTTGCTAACATGGTTAAAACAAATCAAATTAAAATTAGGTCAAAACGTGTCATTAGTGAACTTGATACATGGATTTATAAAGGCCCTGCTGCAAAGATTGACCACCAAGACGGATGCCATGACGATACGCTAACTTGTCTGTCAATGACAACATTCGTCATAAACTTCTCAATGAAAAAATTCATAGCAGCAAAGGAAAAAGATAAAGCAATGTTAAAGGCTTGGACAGCAAGCGCAACATTAACAGCCCAAACGCCAACACATAACATAACATATAAGGCAGAAGTCACAATAGAACCTAAAAAAAACTATCAAATGCCTTTCTATACAAACAAGACATTTAAGAACGATAAATTTTCCGCATACAGATGGCTTATTGTGTAAACAAACTATTTATGATAAAGTAATTATTTGCAATGACTAAGATAACAAAAGAAATAGATGGTTTATTTAAAGTGGTCCGTTCAGCCCTCGGCGCACCTGTTAGGTCAGTAGAGTTGACAGACGAACAATTGTGTGATTTACTTCAAATTGCAATACAGGATTACAGTGAAAAAGTCCAAAACGAAATCATAAGAAACAATTGGGCAGGATTCTATGGCAAAAACGTAAACAACGCACAAGAGTTGGCTTTCGGATTTATGATGAGAAACCTTGACCTTTCAAAAGAATACTCATATTGGTTTTCAAAGCAAGTTGGCCTACAACAAGAAGGCCCATGGGAATTGAAAAAAGACTTTATTACCATTGAACAAGGTAAACAAGTGTACGTAATTCCCGCAGGAAGAACAGTAAACAAAGTTATGTATGTTAACCCGCCAATGACTGATACTGCATTGTTTGCCAATTACATGGGTGGTGGTGTTGGCTTCATGCCAGGACTTGGACAAGTTGGCGCAGGCTATGGATATGGCGGTGGACTTGGCGGTTTTTACACCACTCAAGCAATGGATGTAGCATACATGGCAGCAGACTTGAACTTCAAGAGCAGATTATTCAGAGGTGACTTAACTTATAAGGTAACGGCAGGACCTGACGGTACACATTTGTTACACCTTATATCAACCCCAGGCAGTAAATTGTCATTCGGATTTGCAGGAACGGCAGCAAATGGAGGAATTGGCCTTATCGGTTGTGAAGTTTGGTACACTTATTATGACACATCAGACGGAAGTGAAGACGAATGCATGATATACCATGCAAACGATGTCATTTTAAGCCCTGACCAAATTCCAATGGAAGAAATGGATTATGCTTTCTTGAATATACCTGCAAAAACCATTGTAAGACAACTTTTAATTGCCAAAGCAAAACAAACACTTGGCTTGATTAGAGGTAAATTCTCAGGTAAGGTAAGTATCCCACAGGCAGAAATGACCATGGATTACCAAATGTTAATCCAACAAGGAAAAGAAGAGTATGATGCTGCTATTGAGGCACTTACAAAGAGGCTTGAAAGCATGAGACCTGTAAATATAATGAAAGAACAGGCCGAATTAATGGAAAGCAACATGAAGATACAGCAATATACTCCATTAGGAATGTATGCAATATAAAAAAAAAGTCAGTCGAAAGGCTGACTTTTTTGTTTCTGTTCTACTTTAACAATAGGCACGTTATAGTCCAATCACCATAGTTAGGAGGTATGCTCGGAACAGTTCTTGGCTGCTCAGGAAAAGGCCAGAAAGGCGTAGTGTTTGGGTTTGGTTCAATGTCAAATTCGGATGACCTCTTCCTTAACAACCCCCTATCATCAGATTGGTTTAATTCTTTCAACGCCAATAATTCGGCGAGTGTTTTTTTGTCAAACTTCATGTAACGTTCAACAATATCTTCATAGGTTTCCATATCTTTTTTTATATAAATATACAAAAAATATTATTTAAAATCAAGAAACTATTTATGAATACGGTATTATGTTCACTTTATGAGCAATTACGTTATATTATAATAATAATTTAACAAATAAAATATGGCAAATAACAATCAAACTATATTTCAACGACTAACTGATGTTTTCAGGGGGTCAACAAGCAACTCAGTACCTCAGTCTGTTATGACATCGAAGAACTACGCAGAAAGAAACGAAGTTCTTTTTAGTACAAACGACAGGGCCGAATACGAAAGAAAACTTGAGACTTTCAAACAACAGAAGTATTTGGCTTACCAATGGAAAAAGGCAGGTGCTGACAATGCCATGGAAAGTTTGGCAGGATACAATGCTGTTAAATTAATGTACCGTGACGTTGACTTGATGGACGGAACTTGTGAAATAGGCTCAGCTCTTGACATCATTTCAGAAGAAGCATGTCCATTAAACTCAGAAGGTATCATGCTTAATGTTTATTCACGTTCTCAAAGGACAAAATCAATTTTGGAAGATTTGTTCATAAACAGGCTCCATATTTACACAGAATTGCCGATGATTGCCCGTCACGTTACAAAGTACGGAAACACTTTCATGCTTTTGAACATTGACAAGGCAAACGGTGTCATGGGTTGGATGATGATGCCTGTTTATGAAGTTGACAGAGAGGAAAACGGGTATGGTTCAACATACACACAAACAGTTGTTCAGCAAACAAGCGAAATAAAGCCTGACGATATTAGGTTTATTTGGAAAGGTCACAATGGGGATAGCCCATATTTCAATTGGCAGGTCGCACACTTTAGGCTATTAAATGACTCATTCTTCTTACCTTATGGCGTATCTATGTTGCATAAGGCACGTAGAGCTTGGAGAATGTGGTCAATGATGGAAGACGCAATGCTTATCTGGAGATTAGATAAAGCCATTGAAAGGCGTGTTTTCAAGATTTATGTAGGAGCTATTGACGATGCAGATGTTCCAGCATATATCAACGAAATTGCTAACAATTTCAAGAGAACACAGATTATTGACCCTATGACTGGACAAATTGACTTGAGAAAGAATTTCTTGGACGTATCAAGTGACTACTTTATTCCTGTAAGGCGTGAAGACGCTACTAACCCAATCGAAACACTTCAAGCAGCAAACAGCCAAGTACAGATGGAAGACATCGAATACATGCAAAACAAGATTTTTGCCGCAATGAGGGTTCCTAAGACTTTCTTGAATTTCCAAGAGGCACAAGGTAAAGGACAAAATCTTTCATTCATGGATATTAGGTTCGCAAGAATGATTAACAGAATACAGCAATTCTTGCTCATGGAACTTAACAAAATCGCAATGATTCACTTGTATATCATGGGTCTTCAAGATGAAATTGGTAATTTCTCACTAACATTGAACAGCCCATCAGCATTGATTGAATCACAAGAACTTGATGATTTGCAAAAGAGATTAACTGCAATGCAAACAGCATTAGCCGACCCAGGAACGGGTATGCCTATGATGTCAATGCACAGGGCCTTGAGAAAGATTATGAAAATGAGCGATAACGAAATTAGAGATATGTTCAATGAGATAAGGCTCGAAAAAGCAATGGCAGCAGAACTTGCAGCAACAGCAAACATCATCAAGCATACAGGAATGTTCGACATCACAGACAGAATTTATGGCGATTATAACGCAATGCACGGCGACAACCAACAACAGCCACAACAAGGCCAAGATGATGGAATGGGCGGCGGCGGAGGCGGTGGCCCAATAGGTGGTGGCCCAATAGGTGGTGATATGGATGACGGTGGATTAGATATTGGTGAGCCTGGCGCTGAGGAAGAAGGTGATGTAAATGGCAATGCAGGTGAAACCGACATGGCAGGAGCACCAAATGCAGATAGTGGAATGCCAATGGAAAGCCATAAACTAAACAAAAATATATTGAAAGAAAACGGAAAAATTGCAGCCTCAAAATCTTTCACTAAAAAATATTTTGATTTATTAGGAGAAATGGCCTACCCGAAATCAAAAGGCTATAAATCAGCATTCGATGAATATATGAATATTCTTTCTGAGGGCCAAAAACAAAGCGATGGTGTTGAAGAAGTTATTGATTATGACATCAAAAACGCAACATTACAAGAAAATATAAAGAACATTTGTGACAGAATTGATGAATTGATTGATGAAGATGAACTTAAACGTGAAGAATTAATCAACGAAGCAATCTCAGATTTAGGCGATTTTTCAGGTGATACAATTAATGAATAAATTGCCATAAAATAAACTATTTATAAGAAAAATTAAAAATGGAAAATAGCATTATAAAATCTTTCAACACAGTAAAAGAAGTTGAAGACTACAGAGCAAAAATAAATGAAGAATGCGATTCAAGAATCAATTTCATCAACATATCACAAAAGGCAGATAACCTTTCAAACAAAAGTTTTGGATACCTAAAAGAATGTTTTGAGGCTTTTTCTCCAAAACTTTTTGAAACAAAGGAAGGTAAACTTCTTATCAACAAATATCTTGACTACATTCACAAAAACAACAACTTGCGCTCACTTCATGTCATCCATGAAAACGTAAGAAAAGCAAACAAAAGCACAGATGTTGATTTCCTAATTGAACAAATCTCAAGAATTAATTGGAAAATTGACAACAACACAGTAAATGAGGATGTCAAAAAACTTGGTAAAGTTATAGCCGAATCATTCTTGTATTTAGGAAAATCAGCAGAAGATTTAATGCCTAAAGAAAATAAGGCATTATCAACAGCAATAGACTACATCGCTGAAAACAAACTTTCACAAAGAAACCTTACAGATTACAGTAGTGCAGTAAAAATTATCAAAGAAGATATATCAAAAAGAGAATCAACTAACAATATTTTCGAATCAAAAAATCTTGATGAATTAGCAGAAGAACTTTTGCATGAATTTAACAAGAAATATTCAGATACGTTAAACGAAGAAGAAGCAAAAGTGTTAAAAGAAATTGCATCAAGTGAAAACAGAGAAGAAATTTTTAACAAATACAAATCAATATGTACCGAAAGCATATCAAAAGCAAGAGAAACTTTTGAGAAAAACGGTGATGCAAACTCAATGAAAAGGCTTACATCAGTACTTGAGCAAGTTAATAATAAAAAATTCTCTTTAGATACAGTCGGAGAAGATATTTGTAATTTAATAGAACTTTCAAACATCTTTGAATAATGAAAAAGGTTATAATCAGCGAAACACAATTAAAACAAATAGTCATACATGAAGAGTGTGAGGATATGCTTCTTTGTGCCCTGAATGAATCAGCAAACCTAAACGTCATTAAGAAAAAGATAAGAAAAGCATTAATTATGGGTGCATCTGTGGCAGTTATTTTAGCAGCAATAGCAAAATTAGCAATTAGCAGTAAAGAAAAAAACGAGTTGAAACAAATGGTGCAAAATGAAATGGCAGCAGACACCATACAACAACAAGACACAATCCATGACCAAAAAGTTCAAGCATGTAAAGAATATATGGAATGGGCTATGAAAAACCAAGGATATGGATGGAAAACAACAAGACTAACACCTGAGGCAATAGTTACTGCTTGCGAACAAAACGACTTCAGCATACCATTCACAATTGCAATTGCCAATTTAGAATCGTGCTTTGGGCAAACACCAAGGTCAAAAAAGACCAATAGCGTTTTCTCAGTAGGCTCTTTCGATAACGGTAAAAACTATTGCAGTTATGATTCACCCGATAACAGCATAATACCATTCATAAACACGATAAAATCTGATTATTTGCTAAATGGCAAAAAATCAATAAACGATTTGTTAGTACCAAATGGGTTTGTTAATATCAACGGAGATAGATATGCCTCTAACGCAAAATACGAAAGAGAAGTTAAAAACATAATGAATAGAATAATAAAAATGTACCCAATATTGGGCCAATAAAAACTAAAGCATATTAAAATGATTGACGAAAAATTAGTTAAAAAAGTAGTACAAGAATCTATTGATAAAGCAATAAACGAAGGTTTTGAAGACGGAACAACACTCGAAGGCTTAATTATGAAACTTTATGATTTTGGCGCTGAACTGAACATCAATAGAGATTTGAGAAACATAAGCGTACCAGGTATTGGTAGTGTTATAATGGCATCAGCACAAAAAATGTTGGAACTTGTGAAAGGACAAAACCTTACAAACCAATTCAAAAACGAATTTAATAGGAACCTTCAAAAATTCGCAAATAAGAAATAAAACACAATACATATGAAACAGGTCATAAAAATAAACGAAGAACACATTAGAAACATCGTAAAAAAGCAACTCAAAAAAGTCATAAACGAAGGAGGAAATTTTGACTATAACCACGGAACAAAATCAGTCAAAGTACTTAGAGACCTATACAAACAAATCTTAGGTTTTGAAGAAAGCGGAGAAATTCCTGAAGCAATATCAAAACAATTACTTCAGAAATGTATAGAAGTTAAATTGGCAATCTTAGATGACATTAAGAAAAGAGACAACAAAACGCAAACAGCCGTAGATAAAAACAACTATACAAATGCTTTATTAGGAATAGGTTACTAAAAAAAATGGCGGTGTTTAAACATCGCCATTTTTCATTCTCTCAACATATAGTGAATAAACTTTACCAACTCGCTTGAATAGATATTTCAGGCCCATTTCAGCAGTACTCTTTATGAAATCAGCAAGATAATACTTATCACACCCTATCCTCATTGCAGCGGATTCAAACATTATATCTTTATCAATGTCAATTCGCTTCATTGATTCCAATGCGTCAGACAATTCAGAATAAATTTCATATATTGAATTATCCTCAATAAAATCCATATATCCAGTATATTGGGCCTTTTTTTTCATGGCACTTGCAAAAGAACCGCTCACAAAGGCATTGATTTCATTCTTGTTTGAATAATATATAACCGAATAAGTAAGACTAACATATGGATTTCTATTTCTCATTCCATTAACTACATCTTGGTAA